GCAGCGTGTGTTGAGCGCGACCGCGTCGAGAACGCTGGCGGCCGCCAGCGTGCCGGCGCTTTCGGTGAGATCGACCGAGATCGTATTGATCTGATCGACCGTCTGCCCGACCGGATTGGCGGGAAAAGCCGGGCAATCGGCGGTGAACACGCCCATGCGGGCCGGACCGACGATCGGGTCCGGCAGCTTGACATAGTTCTGGTTGTCGTAAGAGACCCAGAGATAGCAGCCGCCCCAGATCGCCTCGTTCTGGCCGCTGACCGCCGCCCACACCTGCAGGCCGCCGCCGAGCGTATCCGTGGGCTCGAAGATGATCGGCGCGTTGATCGGGCCCGGGTCGGCATTGTCGTTGATGACAAAGCCGTTGAGCGCCTGGGTGCCGTAGAGCGGCGCCGACACCGTGCCGAGGAACTCCTCGGCGGTGACAGTCAGGCTCGAGTCGTTGTTCTCCTTGATCTCCTTGATCAGCACGCCCTGGCGGAACAGGCCCTGGCCGGCGTCGGTGACCGTGACGATCTTCATCAGGCTCAGAATGAGCAGAAAGTGCCGGCCGCAGGTCCACTGGAAGGTGCGGGCGATGCCCTCGCGGATGAGCGCCAGCGTGGCCGATTGCTGCGCCGCCGAGGCGAGGCAGAAGAAGTCGAGCTGCTTGACGTCCGAAGGCCGCTCGCGCCCGAAGGCTACGATCGCGGCCTCGTCCTTCACCTCGATGACGACCGGGTTATAGGTGTTCTGCCGATCAAGGTAGCGGACCTTGACGTTGTTGAGCATCTGGTCGCGCGGCTTGCGCACACAGATGAGCGGCGAGTTGCTCGAGGAGACCCCCGAGCCGATCGAGCCTTGATTGGGCAGGAAATCGTCGAGCGTGAAATCGTACAGCGGCCGCGTGTCGGGCGTATAGGCTGCGGTGGCCGCCCAGTCGTAGCTGATCAGGACCGTGGCGTTGGCGTCGGCAAGATTGAAGTAATAGACGCCGCCTGAGACATAGTATTGCCCGGGCCCGGGCGAGCCGGTGCCGGCGATGCCGGTCGGGGCGTAGTTGTTGACGGCGGTGAGCGCGCCGCCGCCCTGATAGGTGACCCCGCGGTCGCCCGCGAAGGTGCCGACATTGCCGACCGTGATCCGCGGATAGGGCTGCCCGGCAAAGCTGGTCGGCACCACATGGGTCTCGACCGTGTTGCTGACCTGACCGAGCGTGACCGCGGCGTCGCCGCGTGGCACCACAGTCAGGAGCCCGTCCTGCCAGCAGGGCTCGGCGTTGGTGGCGCTGGCGAGATCGTTGCACAGCGCCGAGGCGACGATCGGCGAGGCGACGACGGGAGAGACCACCAGGCCAAGCGAAAGCGAGTAGCTCTGCCATGCGGCGAGGCTGCCCATCCGGTTGGGCGGGAAGCCGACGCCCCAGTGCGGGTTGGTGAGCCAGGAGGTCCAGGCGACGCTCACGTCGCCGTCGGGCTGCCCCGGGATGGCGTTGGCGTTCGGGCTGGTGACCAGGAACGTGAGGTTCGGCAGTGAGGTCGAGGAGCCGAGCGGAAAGTTGCCGTAGCCCACATAGGCAGTGCCGCGATAATTGAACGCCCGCGACGGCGCGACGGCCTGGGTATAGCCCCACGGCTGCTGCGCGTAATCGCCGGGGAAATATTCGGCGGTGTAGGAAAACCCGTTCTGCGAGAGGACGGTCGAGGTCTCGGCCGGGCCCGGCGTTCCCACCACGGCGCCATTCTGCCAGGTGCCGCCGGTGGGGCTGTTGCCGATCGTGACCGGCCCCTCGCACACCGCGATGATGAAGGTGGCGAAGTAGTTGTAGCCGTTGCTGCCGCCCTTGCCGGAGCCGCCGGAGAAGACACCGCCCTTGCCGCCGGAGGATCCCGGCGCGGTCGCGTTCTGATAATTGAAATTATAGTAGTCGATCAGATTGCCGCCGAGGCGATTGCTGCCGCCCAGGATGACGGCGATCGGCACGCCCTGCAGCGACGTGTTGATGCGCAGCGCCGTCGCCGGCTGCTGGGTGGCCTTCTTGGAGCCGAAGAGTGAGGAGAGAAAACTTGCCATGCGACCCGCATCCGCTCACCCCCGCGAAGGCGGGGGTCCAGTCCTCTTCGCGAAGTGAACTGGGTCCCCGCTTGCGCGGGGACGAACGGGGAGGTTCCTCACTGCGCGGATTGCTTAAGCGTGAAATACTTCTTGTCGAGCACCGGCAGGCCGAGGTGCGGGCTGCTGCCGAAGGCGCGGCGCACCACCTTGCCGGCGGCATGGGCGTGGATGATGTGCGGCCAGCCGGGCTTCACCACGATGGCGCCATGGGCAAAGCAGAGCCCGAGCTTGTAGAGGACGACGTCGCCCGGCTGCACGCGCTCGAGCGGGATCTCGCCGGCGAAACGCATCACCCAGGCCAGGAACTCTTCCCGGGGCTGGTGTAGGTAGAATTGCGGCGAGTAGTGGCCGATGGCGATGTCCGGGATGAGCCCGGCCTCGCGGAACACGCATTTGAGCAGCTTGGCGCAATCGACCCCGGCGCCTCTGACCTCGCCGTGATCGTGGAACGGCGTCCCGATCCAGCTCGCCGCGACCGCATCGACGCAGTCGCGCCACCCCTCGACTGGCTTGTCCCGGGCTTGACCCGGGACCGTTCCAGACGCGGGCGCTTGGGACGGTCCCGGCTCGCGCTGCGCGCGTCCGGGAAAAGCGGCAATCATCAGCCTTCCTGTGCGGCCAGATCCACGAGCGCCGCGAACGCCGCGTCGGCGCCGCGCGCCATCTCATCGCCCATCATCTGATGCGCGATGGTGTCCTTGGGATCGCCGGAGGCGATCTTCTGGCCGCGGTATTCGTCGATCGAGGCCAGGAACCGCGTCCGGATGCGCGCGGCCGCGGCCGCGCGCGCGTCGCCCGGCAGGCTGCGCAGATATTCGACCGCGAAGGCCTCGCCGATCATCGCCGCCATGATCAGCGTCGTCGTCCTGGTACTGCCCCACGCCATCGAGGTTTCCTCACATTGCCGTTACATGGCCGTTTCGGGCGGCGGAATATTGGACTGGCCGCCGAAGTTGGCCGAGTTGTTGAACAGCGCGCAGGTGCTCTGCAGCTTGTCGCAGCCCGGATAGGCCGTGAAGGTGTCGCCCGGCGCGACCGCGAACGGCAACGGCGGCGTCACCGAGAGCGTCGACGCGCCGTCCCAGCTCTTGATGGTGCGCTGGAAGGTGGCATTGAGGCCGCCGGTCATCACCAGCCGGCCAAGCGTGTAGGTGCGCGAGCCGGCCGGCGCCGGCAGCCCCACCCCGATGATGGCGGCCTGGGTCGATCCGGCCGCCGCCGTGCCGGCTATGGCGAAGGCCGCGGCGCTCACGTTGCCGTCGGCGTTGCAGTTGACATCGAACAGTGTGTGCCGGCACTGCGCCTGGTAGAAGTGGCGCGGCATCGAGATCGATAGGAGGTCGCGGTAGTCGTTGACGCTCAGCACCGCGACCGCGTTGGTGGTATCGACCGCCCCGACCTTGCCGGCAAAGATGGTGCGGCAATCGACCGGCGAAGCGCCGCCCGGCGGCAGCGGCAAGGCCGGCAGCGCGGAGAAATACGCCTCGTCGACCTGGAAGTCCGCGGCATCGAGGGCGCCGCCCTGGCAGGCCTGCAGGAACGGCACGCTACCGATCTGGTCGGGGAACACCGTCCCGGTGACCGGGTCGAACGGCCGCGGCATCAGCACCAGCATATAGGTGTCGGTGTCGAGGCCGGTCTTCCAGTGCGCCTGGGTCTTGCTCTGCTTCTGGTCGATGCGCACACCGCCGGAGGCATAAGTGAAGCCGTTGACCGGCGCCGGCGCCGGCGAGCTCGACACCGCCTTCACGTCGAAATCGGAATCGGTGAAGCGCAGCACGCCGCCGCCGAACAGCGAGATGGTGTAGAGCCGGGCGATGTAAAGCGGCGCCGCGTTCTGCACGACATTGTTGAACAGCGTCACCAGGGCCGGCGTGGTCACGGCAGCTTCTCGGAGGAAAATTTCAGGGGGCTTTTGAGCTCGAACAGGCCCGACATGAAGTTGGAGAAGTCGGTGGCGTCGTCGTCGAAGCGGCAGCCGAAGTAGAATGTCCCGGTCCAGGCGAGTGCCGCGCCGTTCGCCGGTGCCGAGGTGAAGGTCACCACGCCATAGGGCGAGACCGTATAGGCGGTGGTCGGCGTGCCGGCGACCGTGATCTGCGTCACCAGCCCGCCGGAGAGTACCGGCAGGAATACCGGCTCGGCAAAGCCGCCCAGCGCCCGCACCAATTGGAAGCTGGTCGTCACGCCGTCGCCGGCGCCAAAGCCCTGCGCGGTGGCAACGCTGTCGTTGGGGTCGAGATAGGCGAAGAGCTGCGCCGCGCCCTGCACGCTCTTGATGAAGCCCTCGAGCGTCTGCCATTCCAGAAAGGCAGCCGCGGTACGCAGGAAGTCGAATGAGATTTCCCACTGATAGAGCGGATACGTCCACAGCGGATAGCGCGTGCGCTTACCAGAGAGCGCGTCCTGCTTGACGGTGCTCCAGACCGACTTGCGCTTCATCGGAAACATCAGCCCGGGCAGCGTCGGAAAGACCGGAAGCGCCATGCTGCATCACGCGTAGGAGGGGTTTTGATTCATGTGGCGCTGCAGCTCGCGGGCAAACGCGGGCAGGTTTTGCAGCATCGCCTGATATCCGCTCTGGGTATCCCAGGCATGGATGTGGAAATGATTCTCGCCGCCGCCACCTGGCGCCGACCCGTTCGCCATGTCCCGGAATGTCTGCGCGGCCGAGGCCGGCAGCACCGTCTCGCCCGGGTGCAGCATGGCCATGCCCTCGCGCGGGATCGACCAGGCGCCGGTGTCGAGGGCAGCCATGGTCAACGCCGTTGCTTGCGTGGCTCCCACCACGCCAGCGGCGGCCGCAGGCGCACCTGGCCCGAGCAGCGGCGCAAAGAACGCGGCCTCGCCCGCGTACATCTGCCCCATGCTCGTCATGATCGACTTGCTGGCGCTCGCAAACATCGCCGCCGGATCGCCAAAGGCAGTGGCAAGGCTGGTGGCGAGCTTCTCGAAGGCGAGCTTCTCGAAAAACTTGATGATGTCCATGACCAGGTCAGCGAAGATATTCTTCATCGCCGTCGCCCAGCTCGTCGTTCCCGCCAGCAACCCTTTGAGCTGCGAATCGAACGCGCTTTGCAGCGGCGCCAACGTCGACTCCCAGGCCTTCACATCGGCCTGCAGTCCCTGATTGACGATCTTGTCGTGGTCGACCTTGTACTTTGCGTCGATCAGCAGCTTCTCGTCTGCGATCTTTTGATACTGCGCCTTTGAGAGGCCGCCGATTTGCGCTTCCGCGTCCAAGCTCGCAAGCTCGGCCTGGCGTCGCTTGTCGAGCGCCGCCAGTAGCGATTGCGTCTCCTGATCCTGGGTGATCTGATGCAGCTTCAGTTCGCTCGCGAGGTTCTCCTGCGTTTGCCTATAGGCCTCATCGGCGAGCTTGATCTGGGTCTGAAATTGCTCGATTTGGCCGGACACGCCAGACTTCGCATCCATGTTGATGCCGGGCGCATTGAGCTTCTTCGCCGCATCGCCGGTAGCGCCCGCATTGAGCCCCGCCGCATACCTGTCGGCAGCGATGCGAGCGGCGTCGATCTTCGCCCGCAATTCATCGTACTTGCCGGTCGCGACGACCACAGCGGCTGTGTGCTCGGCAACTTTCCCGGTGCCGAACGTGAGCGTGTTAACAACGGCGTCGATGGCCTTATTGAGCCCAGTAGCCGCGGCGTTCACTACCACCAACGGGACCGCCAAAAGTTTGAATTTGTCGGCAACCTCATCGATCAGCTTGCCCAAGCTCTCGGCCACGTCGATGAGGCTGAGCAGCATGTTGGCGACAGCGTCGATCACCGTGGTCAACGCCGACTGAATCCTTTTCTGATCGATGCTCTGAACAAACTTAGTGAACCACTCGATGGCGCCGTCAATCGCGGGTTTGAGCACGCTGAAAATGCGGATGCCAAGGCCCTCGACGCTCATTCCCATCAGGGTCAGCTTCTCGTGCGTCTGCGCGAATGCGTGAGCCTGTGCATCATCGAGCGTCGACCCGGTCTTCTTGATCTCCGCTTCCATTTCGCGGAAATGCTCGGCGCCGAGCTGCAGCATCGGCAGCAGCTGGGCAACGCCCCTGCCCCCGACCGCCATCACGGCGTTGGTGAGATTGAGCGACGGATTGAATTTCGAGACCGCCTCGGAGAGCTTGAGGAAATATTGCTCAGTCGGAACACCGAT